CGCGTGTGGGCACGAGCGCGCGCCCCCGCCGAGGCGCCCCCCGCCACCGCCCCCCGCCGGGGGGGGGGCCGCCTCTGCGGCGGGCTCGTCGTCCTCGTCCGGCAGGTCAGCGGCCGGCTCAGCCTTGGCGGCGGGCTTGGTGGCTCGCAGGTACTCCCGCACCTCGCTCTTGACGCGGCCGTTGAAGGGCTCGCCGTCCTCGACGAGGATGTCGACCGGGCGGCCAATCAGGCTCTTCGGGTTGAGAGCGATGCGCTTCTTGGCGATCTTGACGCCGAGAGCCTGGAGGAACGCGGCCGAGCGGAACATGGCCTTCTCCGTCTGCGGGAGGCGGTCGATGATCTGCTTGCCCGCATAGGGGCCCGAGGTGATCTCGAGGTAGACAACGAACATCGCGTTGCCGGCCTTGGACTCGGTCTCCTCGAAGTCATTGACCCGGGCGTGGTAAGTGCCGGCGGGGACCTGGGCGGAACCGGTCTCGCGGTAGTTGGTGAAGTCGAAGGTGAAGGCCATGGTGGATCTCCTAGTTAGTTGCTGGGTCAGTTGTCGGTAGATGGATCAGTTGTCAGATGCGGCAGCCTGCTTGGCGGGCTGGCGGGGCGGGGCCCCCCCCCCCCCTGCCCGACTGGCGGGGAGGCGCCGGGGCGGGGGGGGGGGCGGGGGGTGGCGGAGTGCTAGGAATCGGGAAAGCTTCTCCAGGGTGACGGGCTTGTCTCGGCCCATGACCGAGGGGACCTTGCCTCTGAGGTTATACGGGATACGGGCCTTGGTGCCATACTCGGGGTCAGTGCCAAATCTCACGATGTGCTTCGTGGTCGGCCCGTCGTCGTTCCCTGAGTTGTCGAGGTCCTCCTCTGTCTCGGCGTACACGATGTAGTTGGGGGTGGCTCGGATGATCGACTGAGCTCCTCGCTGGACGTCAGGGGAGCGGCGGACCCCGCCGTTGATCTCGTCATCAACCATCTTGACCTGGGAGGTCATGACCACGTGCATGGGCTCCTTACGGTTGCCGTCCGCTAGGCCGTACCAGAAGACGGCCGTGTCGGTCATGACGTCGAGGGCTTGGCCCCACGTGCGCTGGTCGGCGGGGGCGGTGCCCTGCTTGATCTCACGGACCGCGGTCTCGCTGGCCCCGGTCAGGTAGCGCATGGTCATCTTCTGGAGGGCGGTGAGCGAGTCGAGGACGACCGCCTTGTACCCGTGCCCGCCCTTGTCCAGGGCCCAGAACACATCGTCGAGCTCGGTCACGCTCTCGGGGCGGACCACGTCGATGTTCTTGGCGTAGGGGGCGTTCTTGAATGACTGGGTCCCCTTCTCACCCGGCAGGTCGATGAACAGTGTCTTGCCCATCGTGGCGATGGTCGAGGCTAGCGAAGACTTTCCGCCGCCGGTTGGGCCGAGGATTAGCCAGCGGCCATAATCTGCCGCCTCCTCGTTGACATCAACGATGTTGATGCCTGCGAAGCTTGTCATCTTAATTTCCTTCCGCTGGGGTTCGGATGGCTTTACTGTATGCGTATGTCGGCATGCATGGCAAGTCCCAATGCTCACCTCCCGCTGTGATCTGGGTCTCGGTACCTGAGTCCGTACTCCTCCGGGGCGTACTCTCCGCCGGGTCCTCCGACCATCTGAGCGCGGCACAAGTCCGCGAACTCGCAGAACTGGCAGGCGGCCTTCCCGAAGTTGCGGGCGGCCTCGCCCCGCCTCTCTGCCCGCTTCCGGGTGAGTGAGATGTCGCCGCACGTGTCGGCTGCGGCCTGCAGGTGAGATCGGACCAGGTACGGGCTCACGGGGGTCAGGTGCCTGGCGAACCATTGGGAGACGACCTGAGGCGATCCGAGGCGCTCTATCTCCGCCTTCTCGGCCGTGTAGACGCCAGCTGCGGAGCCATCCTTCTTCATTCCCTCGAAGGGGACCCCGTCACTGACCCACTCCAGGTAGGTGGCTAGGTCGTAGTCCTTGACGGAGGCGGACAGCTTGCCCGCCTTCGTGAGCTTCGGGGTCTTGGGGGCCTTGGACCGCACACGGTCGAAGGCGACGGCTCGAGGTCGGGGCACCTCCCACTCGTCGCACAGGGGGCCGAGGCCCCACGCGTAGAGCTGGACCTGGCTGTCCATCATCTCGTCCAGGCTGGTCACCTGACCGAGGGTGCCCGACGTCTTGCAGTCCCGCACCACGACGATGCCGCGCTTGCGGTCCTGGTAGACCTCATCCGCGTAGCCCCACAGGACGACTCCCGTCCCAGGCACCTCACGCTCCCACCGCTGCTCGACGGCCAGGACGCCCTCGTTCTCCGAGTCCTGCTCCCACCTCTCGCGCCACTCGCGGTACGTGTGCGACAGGCGCTGCGGGAGGGGCTGGCCGAGCCAGTCGAGCCAGGCCTCGCGGGCGTCCTCTCCTAGGCGCTCCCAGTACTCGACGGAAGCGTCCAGGACGTCCGAGGGTGAGGCGTCCCATGGGAACGTCGGCCCCGTGTCGGTGGTGCTGATCTCCTCGAGGTGTGCCTTGAGGGTCCCCTCGGCCAGGCCCTTGGCAATACGGTCCAGGGCCCGGGCCGCATGGAACCAGGATCCGAAGTCCAGGGCGGGCGTGGTCTCGGAGCGATGTCGGCGCAGGCCGTCGATATACCGGTACTTCCACGCCTGAGGGCACCGTCGGTGGAGCGTGAGCGAGGAGTAGGTGGCCCTCTCCTCGTCGATGACGTCCTGAGGCTGGGTACTCATAGCCATCACCTTTCGTTGTAGATGTGGTTCATAAGGGCCTTCTCCAGGTCCGTGCGGTCCCGGTAGGCCTGGTAGACGACCTCGTCGATCGTGCCCGGCGCGAGGGCGTACCAGAAGGTGGTGGACCCTCCACGCTGACCCAGGCGGTTCAGGCGGTCACGGGCCTGGACGATGTCGTCCCGCTGCCACGGCAGGGACGCGAAGATCGCGTTCTGCGCAGTCACGAGCTCGTTCACCGCTACCGACAGGGTCCGGATCTGGGCGACGATGACGAGGCGTTCGTCAGAGTCTGACCCAAATCGCCGCCTCAGCGCAAGCCGTTCCTCAGGCCTGGTGTCGCCGGTGATGGTCAGCACAGTCGTTCCCGGCTTGGAGATCTCCTCGGCGATCGCCGCCAGCTCGGACCTGAACGACCCGAAGACAACGATGCGCTTCTCGTCCGGGAGAGTGTCGTGGACGATGGATGCGATCGTCTTGGCCTTGGACCGGCCGATCTCCCGCATCTCACCCATGTCGTCCGGCAGGAAGCCGGCGGTGATCTGACGCAGGCGGATCGCTCGGGTCAGGCGGCTGAACGCCGTGGATTCCCCGGTCACCTTCTCGCCGCTGGAGCGGGTGTCATCCTCCTCACGGAAGGTGACCTGCAGCTCGGAGCGCATCTGCTCGTAGGCCTTCCTCTCCGCCGAGGACAGGTTCACCGGCACGATTGTGTCAGTCGCCTCAGGCAGGTCCAGGCACTCGCTCTTGATGGCTACGGCCGAGCGCTCGCCCATGATCTCCTCGAGGCGGTCCAGGTTCTTGAACCCGGTCACCTCCCGGCCCATGTAGCCGCCCATGACTGCGTAGTCCTCCTTGAAGGCCTGGAACGTGGCCCGCTTGCGGGTCCCGTCGGACTGGACGCGGCCGAAGGCGTGCGGGTCGATGAACCTCCACTGGGCGTACACGTCGAGGGGCGAGTGGGGGATGACCGTACCGGTCAGCCCGATGCGGCGCTTGACCTTGGCCCCGATCCGGGCGGCCAGCCTAGACGAGTTGGAGGAGATTGACTTGATCTTGTGCATCTCGTCTATCACGACCAGGTCCGGGTCGAAGTCCTTGATGGCGTCCAGCAGGACGTCGGCGAAGGTCCTGGACCCCACCGCCCGCCGCTGGGAGAGCATGTCGATGTTGATGGCCTCAATCACAAGGCGGGGCTTCCCGTCTCCAAGGCAGTCCGGCCCCAGCTCCTGAGCCTCATCGCGGGGCAGCTCCACACCGTCCCGGCGGGCCGCGATGGCCCAGGACTTGTTTGTGTGGGCGGCCCTCGCGGCCTGAGGCCCTCGCGGGTTGGAGGTCAGCTTCGAGGGACGCTTCCCGCCGCGTGACCGGAGGGCCTCTACGCGCTGGATACCGGTCCCCCCGAGGGCCTCTGCCCACACGTTGACCTGCGGGCTGACCCACTTCGGGGCCTGAAGAGCCCACTGGTCGACCGCGGCAAGGGGGCCTGTCACGAGGACTCGGGCCTCCCTCCGCGCGCTGGCCAGGGCCAGGAGCGAGCAGTAGTCGAGGGTGACGGCGGTCTTGCCGGTGCCTGGCTCCATGAGGAGGGCCCCCACGCCCTTGCAGTCGATCAGCTTCTTGAGGCCCGCTTTCTGGTGGGCGAAGCGGGGAGGGCCTCCGAACTCAAACTTCGCCATGGACTGCCTCCATGTGCGACAGCAGGCTGAACACGTCCACAGGACTCCAGTCCAAGACGAGGTCCCGCCCGGGGTACAGCACCCACGACGACGCCGCCCCCGGCTGGTACTCGGGATCGACTGGGACGTAGTAACTGCCACCCGCCTCTTCGAGCTGGAGGGAGAAGATGCCGTGCACCACCTCGTCCGGGTCGGCCCCGACCCCCCGGAGATGCGCCTCAGCGACGTAGATCAGTCCTCCGACGGGCCAGGGCGTGTCCAGAAGGACTCCTTCCTGAAACTGGAGGCCTGATCCCTCATCCGCACAGATGGCGAGATCTTTGGGGGACCCTCGGAGGATCTCGGTCCTAGGGTGGAGCGGGTCCTGGGGGGCTGCGATCTCCAGCTCCACCCCCTCAGTGGGAGCCGACCCCAGGACCCGCCACCATGCGGAGTCGTGCAGTACGTAACCCACGTAGGAGGCTAGGCCCTCCACGCGCTCGAGGCGGATGCGGTTGCTGAGGCCCTGGAGAAGCTCAGCGTCGTTCTCGTAGGGGTAGGGGACCCTGCTCATCGGAGGACCTCCTCAGCGTCGGTCACGCCCTCTACTCCGAAGAGCCTGTAGAGGGCCTCCGAGTCGACCTCGTACCAGGAGATGATCTCGTCGATCCCCTCCAGGATCTTGTCCCCAAGGCCTGGGTCCTGCCCAAGCTGCGTGCCTGCTCGGCAGTAGTCGCGGGAGTGGCTGGTCGGGTCGTAGGTCAGGAGGTAGACGCCGGGCTCGAAGGTGTCCAGGCCGGCGACAGCGGCCCGGTCTACGTAGATGACGTCAGCGGTGGGCCAGGGGTGGGTCTTCTCGTTGCTCATGGGTAATCCTTATGGGTGTGGTGGGTGGATCGTATGGGTGTGGTCAGTTCTCGTAGTGGGTAGAGGCCGCGTGCTCGGCGCGCCTCCGGATGTAGCCGGCTCGGTCCTCCTCAGGGATGGCCTGCAGGTTCCCGCGGACCTCGAGCACCGCTGTGATGTAGCGCTCGTACTCCTGAACGAGGTCCTCGCGGGTCATCTCGTGGTCGGTCCGGGAGGTGGGCACGAAGGGGATCGGGAGCTTGCGCTGGATGTCGCTGTCCTGGATATCCCCACCGCTGGCGGCGATCCTGCGGCGGATCTCCTCGGCGCTGACGATGCCGTTGCGTCCCATCACATCTCCCCCTTCCGGACCCGGTAGGAGACGCTTACGAGGGCTGCGGTGATTGCGATGACGGTCATCAGTGGTCCTCCTCACCCTCGAGGCCGACGCTCACGAAGCGGCCCTCGTAGACCGAGAAGGTCGGCGCCTGCTTCTCGAGGTAGCCGGCCCGACGGGCCCTCGCGGCGCTCAGAGCCGCCTTGAGCCCCTCGTAGCCAGCCCACGCGAGGCTGACGGTGGCCAGGGCTCCGACGGTTCCGAAGGCCTTCTGGGAGGTCACGGCCCCCGCCACGATGGCGATTGCCCAGACCGTATGGCTGAGAGCCCTGTTGGCGTGGTAGGCGGTTGCTGTTGACAGGCGGTATCTCATAGGTCTTCCTTACAGGTAGTCGTCGTTCTCGCCGCCGCAGTTGCAGAAGTCCTCTGGGCGCTCACACGAGGGGCAGTAGCGCTCCCCGGTCCACGGGTCCTCCATGACGCCAGTGAGCTGCTGCTCTCGCAGGGCCCGCATGAGGCCCCGGTCGTCCGGCACGTACTGCTCGGCCATCAGCGCCATCATGTGGCGACGATAACGTTTCTTCGGCGTTCCTGCCATTTTCGGCTCCTTCCTGCGGCTTGCCGGTCCTTCCGGCTGATGACTTAACCCTAGACAGATCCGGGGGCGTATGCAATAGACAATGGAAATCTCCCCAGTGACGTGAGTGCGGGGTGAGGGCGGGGGCGGGGGGAGATCCTGCCCGTTGGAGCTATTTCCCGTCGTGCTGAGCCTGCAACGCCAGTACGTCGTAGCGGTCCCCGTTGAGCGTAACCCTGGCCTCGACTTGCTTAGTCTTCCAACCTCGGGCCCGCAGCATGTTGATCGTGTCAAGGGAGTCGGCGAAGCGCCGGAGGCCGAAGGACGCGACGATGATCCGACGCACGTCATCCTGCCTCAGAAGCGTCTCAACCGCCTTCCAGGACTCGACGTTCCGGACCCTGTACTCGACTCCGAAGACGGGGCACTCAGGCGTCCCGTCCTCCTGAGCCCTCTCGTAGGCCTCCCACGGCGTGAGAAGCGGGAGCTTTGAATAGTCTCTCACTGATAGGTCCTTCCTATATCCATCTACTCATCAGCAACAGCGACAAGAGTGTAGGTAACGGAGCCCCGGCTCCCGGCCTTCTGAAGCCAGCCCCGGGAGGCCAGCCGCTCCAAGGCGTTGCGGGCCCGGCCCCGGCTGAGGGTGTCCCCGATCAGCAGGTAGATGTCCGAGGGGCGGGCCGACTTGCCCAGCTCCCCGCCGAACACGGACATCACGATGTCCTCATCGTCCTGGTTGCGGGCCATCTTCTCCATGGCGGCGGTCATCTCGGTCAGGTCGATCTCGACGCGCTCCTCCACATCGTTCACGTCCTCCCCGTCAGCGTTCAACTGACCGCCTCCGCCGGAGGGCGTGCGCCTGGGTGGGGTGATGACCAGAGACGAGCGCCCCTCCGCGCGGGAGTCGAGGGTGACCACGCCGGCCACCTGAGCCTTGCCGCGTCCCCCGGTCTTCTGCGAGTGAGCCCGCACCTGGCCGGGCCGGTCCTTGAGGACGACCAACTCCATCTCGCCGACGTCCCCAGGCATCGGCTGCTTGATCGGCCACACCTGCAGGAGGGTCCCCTGCACCATGGCGACCTTGTGCTGGGAGCCGATTGGCATCGAGCCCTTCTCGGCGCTCTTGGCCTGGTGGTCGATGATGATGACCGTGGACCGGCCGTTGCGGGTCAGGCGCTTCAGCCAGCTGGTGATGACATCCGTCGAGACGGCGTCGTTCGCGTCCAGCCCGTGCAGGCCGTACAGGGCGGTCATACCGTCCGCCACGATAATGTCCGGGTCGAGGGTCTTCAGAGCCAGGTCGAACTGGTCCTGCGCGAACTCGCCGCTGCGCGTGGGGTTCTCCTTGCCCCACTTGTTGCGCTGCATGTCCGCAAGCGGGCCCTCGGGGCGGATGTAGGAGAACTGGGCCCGAAGGTCGTCGTCCGCCGCGCCGAGGAGGCGCAGGCGGTTCAGGGTCTGGACCGGCTCGTCCTCGAAGTCGAGGTAGAGGGCCCTGCCCCCGGTCTCAATCTCCTGCAGGCAGATCGCCATGGCAAGCCACGACTTGGCGGACTCAGAGGACCCGAAGAGCATGTTCACGCGGCCCCGGTACATGAGGCACTGGCCGTCGTTGCGGCGGCACACCTCGGGGTCTGGGATCTGGACCTTGCCGGTCAGGTACGGCTCCAGGTCGACGGGGCTCCAGGTCGAGGCCCGGGCCTCCAAGGGATCGTTCTCCTTAGCGGCCAGCCCATCCTCATCGAAGGACACCTCGACCGCATCCGTGCTTCCCGAGGCCTCCGGATCCGACGTGCTCTCTTCCCCGTCCAGGCGGCCGAGGGAGCGCTCGCCGGACGACGTGAACTCCGACTTGGCCGAGGGGGTGAGCTCGATTGTCATCTTGTCCCACTTCTTGGCCCACTCAGGCCGGTCTCCCGCGATGTCCGGCTCGAAGCCTGCTGCAGCCTCGGCGTCGCGCACGAGGCGCTCAGCGATCTGGACGCTCTCCTCGCCGATGTACTCGGCCAGGCGGGTGAAGCCGACGGCCTCCCCCCCCCCCCCCCGCCACCCCGGCGTCCGGGGGGGGCCGCCCCCCCCCCCGCCCACCCCCGCGCCCCTCGTCGTGTGTGGCGATCGCGAGGGTGCGGATCACGAGGCCGGCGTTCTTCTCCCAGAACGGGTGTACCGTAGCCGATTCCCCGTACCGGAGGAGACCTCCAGCCAGCGCGACGTAGGCGTCGTGCCGGCCTCCCTTCCGGGGCCAGGCCTCCAGCAGTACCGAGCAGAGGCCGAGGAGCGTCACCTGCGCGAGGAGCTCGTTACCGTCGATGGCGGTCGGCCCCTGCTCGCCGCCCCAGGGCTCGCCCTCCCACTCGTAGGTCTCGCCCGTGTCTGGGTGGATCGACGGTGGGATGACGGTCTGGGACCCGGTGCCGCGGATCTCCACGGATACGACGGTGCCGCCGTCCGTGCCCGGGATCCGCATCCGACGGGTGGGCGGCAGCGTGTCATCCGTGACGCGGTACCAGTAGTGCGACGCGGGCGACCCCTCTCGGCCGTGGATGGCGGCCGTAGGCGGCAGCAGCATCGTCTTCAGGCGTTGCGCCGCTGGGTGGTCGAGGTCGACGTCCACGAGGTTGCCTGAGGGGGCTCCGAGGATGACTCCGAGGTTCGAGGAGCCCTGGTCGATCTGCTCACTGAAGGTGGCACGGAGAAGCTCCTCACCCTCCCCAGCGTCGTACTCGGGGTCAGGCCAGCGGATGTCCGTCCAGCCGGTGATGTTGGGCGCCTTCGAGTGGCGCGGGATCGGGATCGGGGTCAGGCCCCGTCGGTACGCGTCGACAGCGGCCTCGATGACCGCCTCACGGCGCTGTTGTGATGTGCTCATGGTTCTCGTTGTGTAGTCGGGTCAGGTAGGCAGACCCGGTAGCGGCGTCGGGTGGCGGCGTGCTACCGGTTCGAGGGGTTGTCGGGGTTGGCGAAGGTTGTCCTGTGCGGGACGACCTTGATGCCCGACGGGTGAGGCTGGAGGTCAACCTCACGGTTGCCGTAGGCCTCCAGGAGCCGCGCGAACACGACATGTGCCCGAAGACCCTGAGCCTTGGCCCGCCGCCGGACTCGGGCGAGAGTGTCTGCTCGCATCCGGAACTTCACCACTTTGCGCTCCATCATCGGCTCCCCGGGCTTACGTCCGAAGTCGATGGTTGTCGGAGCCTGCGCCGCAGTGAACGGCTGGTCAAGGTCAGGGCGGTCGTCCTCGTAGGGACGAAGCTGGCTCTTAGTTGGCCGAGGCATTCGGTTATCCGTTCTCCCGTCGTGTATGACTCTCATACAGTACCGGGTCACGCGCAGCATTTCAAGGTGCCTGTACGAGGGGCGGCTGCTGCGCCTCTCGGGCTTCTCCTGAGCCGGTGATCGGCCGGCCTGGCTGGTCTCTGGTCCGAGTGGCTTGCGGCCTCTCGTTCCGCGCTGAGTGCCTTCTGCGTGAAGCGAAGGGTGGGGTCGGGCTCCTGCCCGGGGCCATCGTTTCAGCCCCGTTTCGCGAGGTGGGGCTGTTCTGTGCCGTCCGGTCCCGCCTGAGTGGGCTTGCCGAAGGGTGTTGGAGGGCGTCTCACGAGGTGCCCCTCATGATCGTCCTAGGCTTTTCAGCGGGCCTCACCTGCCCCGGCGGTCCGGACGTACCCGAGACCGAAGGTGGAGGTGCGGGCCGTATCCCGCATTCTTGGAGCCTCTTCCCTGCCTAACGGAGTACCCCCTCCACACCCCTATCCGCCCGACGTGCTGTCCTGCCGTCTGATGACTCTCGGAGTGCTTCAACCGGGCTCCTAGTCGTTGGTGTCGCCGTAAGACCTGCAAGGGCCGACCCAATTACGAACCAGGTCCCCCAAGGTGCGTCTCCAGCTAGCTTCACGATCTTTCGAGGTGGTCGAGCTGCTCGACTTCCGACACACGACCATCAGTTACGCCATCGTCTGATGTGCCGATTGCTTCGTGTGGGGACTCGCAGGTTTGGGACCCGCTCCGGCCCCCACCCGTCGGTGAGGACCGGAGCCCGTGACCCAAATGCCTGCGCGCCCGGACCACATAAAGCGCGCATCGGGAGTGTTGCGCATCCGCAACTTCGCCGCCTTTCGGTTAGTGCCGGGTCGCACTCCCTTCGCCTCGGTCCCCGTCGGGCCCGCTGCGTGGGCTACTAGCCGTTTCGCCCCTCCGGGCGGCTTGGCTTAATAATGCCACATCTGGCGACGGGTGTCTACCCTTATCGGCCCCCCTCCTGGTGATGTCCACCACGTTATGGGTGTTTCTTATGGACGCGGGGACGGTCATCGGGGGGCCCTATGGTCGGCCGGGGTGGCAGCGGCGGAACCCCGTGACCGAGGGGGGCGGCCCTCGCCCGAAAACGCCGCGGAGAGCCCCCCGCGGCCCACGGCGGGGGGGGCGCCGCGCGCCGCAGTCC